TTTTCCATTTGTGTATTGTTGCCCTACTCACTCCAACTATCCTTGCAGTTTCTTTAATAGAGTGTGTTCTAACCCAAACCTCATAAGCTTTTAATGCCCTTGGTGGCATTGATGCTAAAAGCTCTTTGTAATTCATCTCCATTCACCTATCAAACATTTTTAAAAACTCGTCTCTTATCTCATCAAACTCAATCTTTTTACCATCCCTAACCAAATAAACCTCGTCATCGCCAAAATTGTCAATATACCTCTTTACTATCAAATCAACAAATTTAACCTGCAGCATTTCATTCATGATGCTCACCGAAAACTTTTACACTTTGTTAAATTGTGTAAACCCCAAAGGGGATGACTGGGAGAGGTTAAGCCTGTTGGCTGTCATCCCTCTTTACCCAGCCCTATACATTTATTCACTCTTCCCCATATTATTACAGTACGACATCCTTACTTTTTTGTGTAGTATCTTAACAAATCGTAAAGCTTATGGTAAGTGTTCAAGATCTCGTTAGGTGCTGCATTAGAATAATAAAATAGTGTCAATAAGTCTAATTCAGAAAAATGATGAATATAAGCTGCTAACAGGATAAGGGCTGGAGCTATCGCTTCAAGCCGAATGTGTTTACCAGTTAAATCAATTTTAGCAACTTTGAATAATAGGTTTAAGGCTTCTTCTTTGAGGTACTTTGGCAAATATAATTGAGAGCATATTCTGTAAACGTCTTTTTCTATATAGATCACATTAAGCCTTTTGGGAGGAGAAAAGTTTGATGTAATAATTGAGCTTATAGGCTCATGGTGGTTTATACTTGCTTCTTCTTCAACATCAATGACATAACCACAGTTTGAACAGTAGTATTCTCCCCTCGCTGGATCATAGATTATTTTATTGTTACTACACAAAGGACATTTAACCATAATCCCTCTCTCCTAATTCATCTTTTTGCATTCTCATTTTGAGCATGTTGTAAGCTTCATTTCTCATATCTTTCAAAAGCAAGTACTCTTCTTTTGCTTCAAGCTCTAAAACACTTGCTAACCACACAGCCAAATCTGGAGAGAGAGTTATTGTAATTGTTCTTTCTTTTGAAGTGTAAATTAACGTTAGTTCATTATCGATTACAGCTGTAAGCCTACTCCCGTTTTCAAGGTGAAAATTAACTTTTCTGTATTTCTCTGGAAAAATAAAGTAAGCATTGATTAACTTTGCTAAAAATAGGGCTTTTTCTAACGATAAGGCAACTTTTGCATAATCATCTTCAGTTTGCATGTAAAAAATAAAATCGCCTGTCTTTAGCATGTTGCCTTTTTGTGTTAAGGGTAACTTTTCAACCTCAAAATGTGTTTTAGCCTTTTGGTCCGAAAAATAAAATATTGGGAAGTAATCTTCCATTTTTTTAACCTCCTTATTTTAGCAAGGCTTATTTAATCTAACCAGCCTATGATTAATAACTCTAAAGCGACTGCTGCTGGGTAAATTACTATAAAGTAAATTGCAAGTAGGGCTATTTTTTGCCAAAAACTTACTGGGTTTAACCATTTCCAAAAGCCAATTAATGGTAGAAGTGGTATTATTGCAAGTAAGGTTAAAGCCAACACTACAATTAAATCATTATCTTTTCTCCTTTTACCTACATTAATATACATACCAGGACCTCCGCAAACATACTTTAAAGTATAATACCAACACTACATCATTTTATTTCCTTCTTAATCAAGCCATTTTCAACGAGATAATTATACAACTGCATCAGCTTTTGTGGAGCTAACATTCTATTTTTGAGTTCAAGGGCTGGATCTGTAAGCTCTTTTAACATCACATCTTCATCTGGAGTAATTTCATAAAGCCTTAAGCCATCTTTCCAGTCATATATTGTAAGCCCATCTTTCTCTGGATCAAAAACGTACAAGATGAACCCAGCTGGTCTCTGGTTTTTGCCCAGCTCAACTCTTTCATTTCTTTGAAAACCACCACTTACATCAATTGCCCAATACGTATCCTGCCTTATGTTTGTAACAAGCCAATGTGAATGACCAACTATTACTCTTTCAATTTCTGCTCTCCCTTTTAACCTTTGATGCCTATTCAACCACAGCAGCTTTTTTTGGGTGTTCCTTAAGAAGTCATAGCTAATTGGGTAATAATCACTTCCGCCGTATCCATGCTCAATTAAAGCCCAATGCTCTTTTTCGTCATTACCCAAGTTCATTATAAGCTGGTGTCCACTATAATAAGCATCAAGCCCTAAGCTTCTTAACTTATCTGCTAAACCCCATGCATAATTATCTCCTCTATTGTTATCGTGATTACCTTTGATCACAAAGTATTGTATCTCTGGTGTAATTTCGCTTAACTGGTGGTGTAAGTCTAAAATAAAAGCAGTTGCGTATAATACCTGGATATTGCCCTTATTAAAGATGTTTTGGGCTTCTTGCATGTAAAAAATGTGCCTACCTGCAACAACATCTCCATTCAAAACAACAATTATATTATCTATTGGCTTTTGTTGGGATATTTGCTTTAATTTCCAGATCAAGTTGTTTACTGTTGATTGATAAGTTTCTATCATAACGTTTTCATCTCCAAAGTGCGTATCGCTTATTATTATTGTTGCTGTAACGTTACCTTCTCTTTTTCTTTCAAGTACAATCCCACCATCAAGCAGACTTTTGAGCTTGTTTTTAAGCTCTTCTTGTTCATTATTCTCTTGTTCATGCTGTATTTCTTTAACAACCCACACTTCTTCTTTATTGAAGTCAATAAGCCCTTTTTTCTTCAATTCACTTAATCTTGCCCTAAAAGCATTTTGTTTAAAAGGTGTTTGCTGCTGCAACTCCTGCCGCTTAAGTCTCCCACCACTTTCAAGCAAAAGGGTATATATCAAACTTTGGCTTGGGGATAACGACAAATAACAACACCTCAAATAATGTAATACAAAAATCACCTTATATATTTTTTGCTATTTAACAAAGTGAATCAAAAACACAAAATTTAAAAACTTCATTCACAGAGATATGCATTGATGAACACTTAAGGAGGTCCTGGTGTTGGTAAAAAAGATAAGTGATTTTTTGGAAAAAGAGCAGCATTATGACGACAGCAGACAGGTGGTAAAAAGCCCAGCCGTGATAGGGGAGGTTATCGCAGTAGAGCAAGTACACTTTAGAAAAGGAGAAAAAAAGCCTTATGTAAGCATCTATTTTTATTTTGCGGATGACGTAGAGAAAACGCCTTATTGCTGGAACACATCTTCAGAGGTCATCATGGACCAAGTTAGAAAACTAAAAGATGCAGGTGCTTTTGAAGATGGAGAGCCTGTTTTAGCGAGAGTGCTTAAGAAAAGAACAAAAGCGGGGTTAAAGTATTACACATTGATTGACCCAGATGAAGACCCAGATGAGGTCATGGAAGATGACTGAAATTAAGCCTGAAGAGCTTGAAGAGTTCAAAGAATGGCTTGAAAAGAGGTATAAGCCTTCCTTTGTTCTTTATATTTTAGCAGGTTTAAGAATGACCAACCCCAGATCAAAACACAGTTTAGCTCAAGTTAGAAAGGCAAAAAGGAAGTATAATGAGTTTTTGAGATGGAGAGCTTGGGGAGGTGATGAAGAATGGTAGTGGTTCTCATTCTGAGGGGGGTTGGGTGATGGAGTTTGAATTTGATGGTTTAATTTTTTCTAATGAATGCATACCTCCAGCAGTTAAGCCCTTTCCAAAAATAAGCAATCCAACACAGTTCTTGCATGAATTTAACAGGCAAAAAAGCAGAGTAAGTTGGGTGTTAATAGAAAAAAAGTATGATGGTACTAATTTACGTTTAGTTAAGTATCAAGGCAAAATATATTTGCTAACAAGAAACAAGAATGCTGAAAACAGGTTTGCAGAATTATTTAAAAAAGCCCTTAACAATAACCCAGCCCTAATAAATTTCATCAAATTCTTTTATGACAACTGGGATGAAAAAGATTATATTGCCGGTGAATTAATAGCAAAAGAGCTTAAAGCACCTTATACCTCACAATTTCAACCAGCAAATTTTGTTATTTTTGAATTTTGGGAGGACAAAATCGGCAAATTTTACCCAGTTCATGTACTTGAAACAAATTCATTTATAACAGGTGAAATTCAAGAATACCTTTACATTGATGAAGTTAATCAAGAACTGCTCAAAAATCTTGCCAATTTGGCATGGTTAAGAGATTATGAAGGTTTTGTTATTAAAGCTTTAGCTGAAGATAACAGCATTTTGTTTAGGGGCAAAATAAAGCCAATTCATTATGGTTTTCCAACTCATGAAAGCCAAATTTACAAAAATAAGCTCAAAAAAGAGAAAACAGATAAAAAAACATATGCAACTGAAGAGGAGATTTTACAGGCAATTGAAAAGGTTAGGTTAAGGCTTTCTTATGAAGAGTTTATTGATCCAAAAATAGTAATGCCCCTTATTGCAAAAGAAGTTGCTGAAGAGTTTGGAAAACGTTTACCAACCTCAGCTTATAGGCTTTACATGCAAGTTGTAAACTCTTTGTAGGTGATGATGGTGGTTAAAGAAGAGAAAGAGTTTGTAATAATTGATGATGAATTTACTAAAAAGTTCAAAGAGCTTGGAGAGGTCATTGAAAGGGCTTTAAAGCACCAGAGTGTTTTCAATTACATTGATGCTCTTGGAGATTTGGAAGAAGCCAACACCATTTACAGAGAGATGATGAAAATATTGCAGCAAAAAGGGAGAGTTAAAATAAAATTAACACCATGATGTTTATTTTTTTACTTTTTTGTTTTCCATCCTTTCTTTTTTTTCTTTTTTATGTTTTAATAACAAGGCTTATAAACCTTAATAACTAAAAAATTAAAAAGAGAACAGTTGCGGAGGTCTGGGTTATGTCTCCACTAAATAGGGATAGAAGAAAGAAGGAGATAAATCTTTCGGTTAGTGAGCAGTATATCATAACGACAGTTAGAATACCAAAAAAGATCAAAAAACTTTTAGAAGAAGAAGCAAAAAAAGAAAACAAATCAGTAAGCCAACTTGTAACAGAAATTTTGAATGCATATTTTGAAGAAGGACAGGTTAATTATAAATTACTCATCGAGGAGTACAAAAAAGAACTTAATTTGTATTCCACACAGTACAAAAATATGGAACTTACCAATAGGGCATTAAAAAGAGAAATTAAAGCATATAAGCAGCAGCTGAAAAACTATTCTTTAATGATCAACACTTTATTAAAAGAAGCAAAAGAAGCAAAGAAAATAAAAATAACATATGAACATGCATTAAAGCTTGAAAGGACCAACTACTTTAAAGCAAAAGAGCTTGAACAAAAAGAAAAAGAATTGACAGAAAGGGAAAGACAATTAAAAGAGTTTGAAAAGTACCTTGCAGAAAAAGAAGAAAGATTACTGAAAGTTGAGCAGCTTATTAAAACAACTAAACTTGAAAAGCAATTGCCAAAATTTGTTGAAGAATACCTAACAGAGAATGAGATGAAAGCAGTTAAGCTTGATGAATTACAAGAGATAACCTTTTACGTATTCACAGATGATGAATTTAAAGCCATTCTCGAAAAATATGAAGTTATTAACACAAATCACCGGCTGCAGGTTAGGAAAGTCAATGATAGATTATTATACAAACACCACATTAGCAACATTTTGAAGGGATATTTTGAGCTTGTTGATTAGTTTACTCTTTTCTATTGTGTTATTAACATTTTTATCAATTGTTAATAACAGTTAATACATAACCCGGAGTTATATTGAGCTTTTGGTGGTGTTAGTTAGTTAATAGTTATTATTAATTAATATATTAATTAATAACGACTTCGTTCAGAATATATCTTTTTCCTCTGAAAAATACAAAATTTTTGCAAAATGAACTTTATTGATTAGTTAATAAAAATTTATTATGATTTTATTAATACTTCCTCTTTGAGTAATTAAGAAGACTTGATAATTTGTAGAATAACCTCGAACTTTTCCACTATTGTTATTTAAATACCTCTAAAACTTTGCTTTAAAAGCAAAAAGTTTATATAGTCCAAAGGTGTATATAGTATTGAACAAAACTGTGGAGGTGAATGAGATGAAGGTGAAAGTTGTGTTGAATGCGAAAAATGTGTACTGCAATGCAGACAATCTTGCAGAATATTTCGACGAACTTAACTGCAGCACCGTACGGAAATTAGATGACGAAAGAGTCGAGCTAGTCTTTGACTCAGTTCAGCTGAAAAGAATCTACGATGAGTACTATACACTCGAAAACTTCATAAGAGATGCAATAGCAAAATGCACAGAGGCATCAGTACAGTTTGCATACGGAGTTAATCTAAATGATGTTGTTGAAAGGGTTGACGTTGAGCTCAAAGACGTGTATTTTGCTGATGCAGCGATACATGCAATCTTAGTTCTCGAGGACCTAAGGAGGGGGTGAGGTCATGAGGATGGAAATGGAAGTTGAGAAACTGTTTGAACACCTTTTACGTGTGGGGTTGGTGGATGAGTTCGAGGATGGGAGGATCGTGGTGAAAACAACAGTGTTTCGGCTCCAGGAGTGGAAAAAATTTATGGAGGAGTTCGGGCTTGAAATAGTTAACGTAGTTGCTGTAGCGCTTTATAATTCAAGAATGAGGGTGGAAATCTGGTTCAGGAAGAAGGGTGAGGAAGGATGAGTAAATTTACAAAAGTGGTTAGCATAAGCGGAGGGAAAGACAGCACGGCGATGCTGATAGTTCTTGCTCAGAGAGGCTTTAAACCCGATTTTATTGTTTTTTTGAATACAGGAATAGAGTTCCCTCAACAAGTGCTTTATGTTCGCAAGGAACTAAATGAGTGGGTTCAAAAAACGTTTGGAATTGGCATAACTGAAATACACCCTAAGGAACCGTTTGGTCTCCAAGTGAAAAAGCGTGGTGTTCCGTTTAGCCCAGCGGGGCGGTGGTGCTGCAGGACACTTAAGAAAGAGCCCTTTTATGAATGGTTGAAGGAGCAAAACATTAGATATCTTGATTTATACCTTGGATATGCAGCGGATGAGGAGGAGCGCTTTAAGAACGCTAAACGGAAATCAAAGACGTATGCACGTAAGTTTGGCGTTAAGATTGTGCATTTACATGCCCCTCTGATAGAGGAGGGAATTACTGAAAAAGAGGCCTTGCAACTCATAAAAAAGCATGGACTTTACAACCAACTCTATGATTATTTTGAGCGGCTTGGTTGCTATTTGTGCCCTTACCAGCGTATAGGGGAATGGAGGGCATTATATTGGCATTTTCCCCGGCTCTTTAACACGGCAAAAAAGCTTGAAGAAATGAGTATTAGAGAGCACGGTAAGCAATTCAGGGATGATTACACCCTTGCAGAGCTTGAAGAGCGCTTTAAAAAAGAAGGGCGGCAAGGAACCCTTATTGAGTTTATAACCTCATTTTAGGAGGGATGGTTGCTGTGAGGAACAAGAGGGTTGGACAGCTCAGGAGGAAGCTGAGAAAACTAGTAAAGGCTCAGGGGGTGGTAGTGTGAACGAAGACGTTGAGGGTGTTTTCCGTCTTTGTGTCTTTGGTTTTACGGTTTATTGGGTACTTTTGAGATTGGCGATGGATATTTGGGTGTTGGAGGTGATGCAGGATGAGGTTCTCTCTTGACCTGATAAAAAGCCCCTGCAAGAATCTGGACGGAGGGAGTATGCAATGAAATCAAAATACACTTTCATGGATCTATTCGGTGCACCTGGGGGATTCTCTCTTGGCATGGTGCTGGCAGGATTAGTGCCCAAAGCAGCCGTTGACATTGACCCTCACGGAATAAAAACGTACAACTACAACTTCAGGGAAGCAATGGGATTTGATACCATTGGCCTGAAAGAAGACCTTAGAAAGCTGCCCCCTGAAGTTATTTCTAATGTGTCAGGAGTTCAAAAAGGGGATATTGATGTGATGGTGGGAGGGCCTCCCTGCCAAGGCTTTTCCGTGGCCGGTCGTGTGAAAATAGCAAATCTTGCAAGAAACGGAAAAAAGAAAGATGTGAAAAACCATCATCCCCGATTTATTGATGATCCTCGAAATGTGCTCTATCGAGAATTCATCCGTATGGTCGACTATTTCCAGCCCAAGATTGTCATAATGGAAAATGTACCCGGAATGATGAGTCACAGGGATGGGGAGACGGTAAGAGAAATAGTTGATGATTTCAGAAGGATTGGATACATAATTCCGGGATGGGAAACAGGAAACAATCCAGGGATACTCAATGCTGCCGATTTTGGAGTACCCCAGACAAGAAGACGTATTTTCTTTGTTGGAATACACCGGGATGAAGAATCACTTGTTGAGGAATTCCGATGGCCATTCCCCACACATAAAGATTCCCAGCAATCCAAGAAAAATCTGGTTGATTACCTTTTCAAAGGACTTCTTCCCAAATATCCATATGTAACTGTTGGACAGGCAATAGGGGATCTTCCCGAACCGGTAGTCGCAAATAGGGCTGGCATAGAAGATTATCCCATGTTCCATGTTATTCATCCCTTTTCCAGATATCAAGAATGGGCCCGGAAAAAAACCCCCTTCTGGGACGGAATGGTTCATAATCATATTTCCCGTTCTCACACCGAACGGGATAAATTGACATTTGAACACATGAAAGAAGGCGATTCCTGGAAAGATCTTCCCCAGCACATAAAAGCTCTTTATGGGTATCGTGACGACATCTTCAGGGATAAATTCAAAAAACTCATATGGAACCGCCCATCATGGACAATAACAGCCCATCTCCAGAAGGACGGGTACCGGTACATACATCCAGTTAAACCAAGAACTCTAACACCCCGGGAGGCAGCAAGGCTCCAGAGTTTTCCGGACTGGTTTATCTTTAAAGGCCCTAGAACCGCACAGTACCGGCAGATAGGAAACGCTGTCCCCCCACTTCTCGCGGCTGCACTTGGCTTAGCAATAATTGCAACTTTTGAAGGATGGGAGGTGAAAAAACTTTGGAAACGCCAAGTAAAAATACTGAGCTGATTGATTTCTTTGTAATTAAGAAGACTTGATAATTTGTAGAACAACCTCAAACTTTTCCACTATTGTTATTTAAATACCTCTAAAACTTTGCTTTAAAAACACCGAAAAGTTTATATAGTCCAAAGGTGTATATAGTATTGAAGAACTTAAGCGGGGGTCTGGGAAAATGATGTTTGGAAACGAAAGAAGAACGGTGGAAGATTGGAGGCAACTTGAAGAGCTTGGGAGAAGAGCTGGGGATTTTGAGTTGGCTGAATTTGCAAGGATGATGAAGGAAGAAGAGGAAAAATGGGAGAAAAGGAGATGGTGAAAATGGTAGTAATTCTTGAAGATGGTAAAGTGGCAATAGGGAAGGGAGATGTTTCACTTGGGAGACCCATGAAGACAAGGAAAAAGGTATGGGCAAAATTGCTTGAAGACAAAGTTGATACATCAAAATTAAATGGCTATGCATTCACAGGTAGATTTTTGAAGGTAAGAGGAGACCCAGCATACATTGATGCTGTTATTGAAGTACCAGCATTTATTGTTGCAACAGCTGCATGGGGTTCATCAAAACACCCAAGGACAGGTATAATCTTATACAAAATTGATGAAGAAGGCAATATTGAAGAGTTGTTTAGTGATTATTATGACACTCAAGCAGAAATGGCAAATGCGGTAACAGAAATTGCAAAAATAGTAAATCAGTATTTTAGCAATGACAAAGATGAGATGGATGAAGTAATTGAAGAACTAAAACAAGCAATTACACTTGCAAAAGAAAAGAAGAAAGAGGAATTAATTCAAACATTGAAGGAAGTTCTTAACAAGCTTGAGTAATCCTTTTCATTTTTTTCAATGTTCCAATAAGACTTTGAAAGAATTGAGGTCGCCTGTCCCAATGACGACAGGTAAAAAAATTGGAGGTCTGGGGAAGATGGAGGTTAAAACATCTTTGTTGAATGCTGTTGAAGAGTTGGTTAATGAAGCAGTAAACAAAGAGACACCATTTACAACTATTTTTGTTGGCTGTCCTGTAAGAGTGGTCACTTACGACTTGCAGAACGGCAGTTTTATTTTGTGGCATGACCTAACAACTGGGAAGCTAATTGGAAAAATAAGGCTTGTTGATGGTGTAATTGTTGGCATGGAGGTCTGGGTAATATGAAGCATGAAGGCTATTTTTACTTATATTTATCATTGAACTACAGAACATCAACAATAAACCAGATCATGAGAAAATTGAAGCAGCTTGAAAAGGAGATGGGCATACAAGCAGAGGAGATAACACCTGAAGCAGCAAGGAGTTATTATTGGATGCATGGAACAAAAAAGGCAAGAAATGTTGCTGTAACAGCAGCAAAAGTTTATCAACGATTTTTAAAGGAGGGATTGTACTATGAGCCTAACTTTTAAATTATTACAAAAAGAATTGCAGCAATATGGGTTTTTCCTTGAAAGGCAAAGGACAGGAGACGCAAGATATATCTACAAGATCAAGGACTTAGACAGTAAGCTGCTTTTAGTTGCAAGGAGTTTGTATGAGGTAAGGGCTTTTGTTTTGGGTTATGAGCAAGGGCTTGAAGCATTGATTGATGCAGCAGATGCAGAGATGATTAAGGAGGATGTAGAGGCATGACTAATTATGTTATATTGGACAAAGAGTTTTTTGAGAGGTTAGGAAAGTTGCAGAGATGCTTGTTAAGGGCAAAGGAAGGCTTAAGGCGTTTTAGGTATGATGATGTTGAAGCATTAGTTGATGAAGCCCTTTACCAATACGATAGGGCAATTAAAGTTGCAAGGAAAGGTAGAAGCGAAAGAAGTAGCGAGTGCGTGGAGGGAAGGTGAAATAACATGATTCCTTTTTTTGTAGTAGATCGACCAGGAAGTCTCGAAATCTTAAAGGGAGTATTTTTTGAATTTCCTCGATTAAGATTTGGATTAATGACTCACTCAAATGTATCTCCAAACTTTGTAAAAATCTTCAGAGAATTTCCTCACAAAACTACACTCAAGTACTTTGGTCCTAAAGATAACCTAAGTGACCTCCTCCCCGCCCTAAAGGGCGAGGCTTGAAAAAGAAAAAGTAATATCCCGGTGGACCGAAAAGCTTATAAACATTAGGAACATAATATATATTAAAGAAGAAGGAGGTGTTGGAGATGAAGATCGCAATAGTTGCACTCTCCGGAGGATACAGGGTTGTTGACTGGTTAGGGCAAATCTTTGACCTATATTATGACGATGAGACAGACTTATACATCCTCATAGTCAACGGGGATAAGGAACTTGCATTTGATTCCCTTGAAGACTTTCTAAGTACACAATTCCCACCCAACGTAGAGAGAGTATATCTGTAGGAGGTGAATGGAGATGGCGGAGTATTTTGAAGTAAAGAAGGTTAGGAATGGTGCAGGGCAGGCAGAAATAAAGATGGAACAGTTAGGATTTAGTGTATTAGATGTTGATGATATTTATTCTGTATTAGATGAGGCATGGCAGAAGTTTGCTGGTGGGAATGTTGGTGCACAGTTAGGTGAGAAGGATTATGAGTTTGAAGAGTTTGTTTTGAATAAGCTGATGGAGAGGGGAGCGAAAGGCGTTGTCTGGTATACGGATATTCCTAATTGCAGGTTTATTGTCAATACTGGCAGTAAATTTTACGATGTTGATTATGTGAGTTATGACGTTGATGAGTTGGATGAGGATGAGGCTATTGAGAGGGCAATGCAGGTTGCTAACACAGAAGAGGAGGCAAAAGAATATTTGGGAATAACAGATGATTAGGGGGTGTTGATGAACCGAAAAGTTTATAAACATTAGAAACATAATATCTATTGACAAAACTATGGAGGTGAATGGAGATGAGGAAGGTATTCGTAAACTTGACGTCCCATAGATTGACGAATGAGCAAATGGAGGAAGCGAAAAAGAGGCTTGGAGTTGAAGAGTTTTACAATGCAGAAGATGTTTTGCCAGAAGATATTGTTAGTCAGGTTAGACAGTGCCCAGATACTATCGACGAATTAGGAATGCTTGCATATAATATCGTAGAAAAGCTTATTGATTTTGCCAAACAGAAAAAAGTTCATGCATATGTACATTTGCCAGTCGGTTCTCCAGCGCTGATGTGGATTTTTCCAGAGATTTGGCCGTACTTTTACGCAACGCCAGTTTTCAGCCATACAGAGAGGGAAGTGGTAGAGCATATTGAGAGTGATGGTTCAGTAGTTAAGAAAAGCAGGTTTAAGTTCAAAGGGTATATTGTGTTTAATGGCTCGATAGAGGGGTGAAAACTGGAGGATATCAAGACCTTAAGGAGGTGAGGAAGGTGGTAGATGGAGGGTGTAAGATGGAGGAAAAAGATAGAGAATTGGAGATAGATTACGCAAGGTCAGTGATAGAAAGTTCTATAGCGAGACTTGACAAGGTTGTTGCAGGTCTAAGGTATACCAATGTAGACAGGGAGACAATAGCGGATTACACTGAAGAGATCGTCAACATGCTTGAAAGTGCATACAATGCATTGGAAAAAATATGGAGGGATGGAGGATGAAGGTGGAGAAAGAAAAGCTTAAAGTAGACTTTAAGTCACTCATTGAAACTCCTTTACCCTATAAGGGAGAGATAATAAGATACCTTCGGGAAACTCTTCCACAATGGTTGGAGCGGGAGGAAGTTAAAGAGATAAAAATAACTACTGGAACACCGGAGGATGGTATCAACCCCCATATCGTAATAATAGCGAAGTTTGTGGACTCCGAGAAAGCTCTCGACGTGTCGGAGGAGCTTGAGTACAAGCTTCTCTCGGCAGACCCCAGAGTGTCAAACAGAATACTCGTGTATTCCCTGTTTGAATGTAAAAATGAAGTTGGTAAGAGCGTTGGACCTCGAGAAGAGGGGGCAAAAGAATACGTTAAAACATTAATGAACATTGAGAAACATTAAAAAAATTTGGGACTTTCCTTTCTGGGTTGTGTTTTGTTTTCGCTATGGTCAAAAACGCGAACATTATTTTAACTCTTTGTGATTTTAGTCGGGCGCCCCCGCCCCCCGCCCCGGATTTTTCCCCTAGCTAAAGCCGCTATTAGTCCCATAGCGTAGATTATAACGGACTCATCCGCCCCTTTTGTCAAAATGGTGTAAATTATGGCTATTAAGGTTATCCCAGCTATGGCGGCGTCCACATCATCAACATTAACCCTTTTCATCGCTTTAACCCCCTTTTTCTTATCACCCAGATAATTGAAATAATAAAAGCAATAACGGCGGCTATTGTTTCATGGGTTAACCGCCCCAAGTCCGCCGGCTTAAATAAATAGCCTTCTTTTATAACTTCGTCTACCAAAATTGCAAATAAAAGCCAAATTAAAGCCCAAATTAAGCCGTAATTTTTTAACAAAAAAATGATAATTACCCCGGCAAAAATCCAAAAAATAAGCCTAATTTTCCATTTTTTTGTTAATTCTACTCTACGACTAATTGAGATATTACCACCCCTAAATCATCTTTAATTAAAAGTTTTGTACCCGTAGTGTTTAAATCATAAAGCATGTTGCCGTTTTGGTCTATTCCCCACATCCCAAACAATATTGACCCGTCGCTTAAAACGAATACCTTATCAACGCTATAATATTTAGTTGTATCATAATTTGAAATATAGATAGTCCCAAAAGAATTCGTATTTAAATCAAAATAACGAATATGGAACCCGCTTAAAGATTGATGGGCGTAAGGCAATATTATCCGGTTATTAGCCCGGTCTAAAGCGATGTTTATATCATACCCTACTACCCATTCCCCATAAATTTGGGGGTTAGCTCCTAGCGGGTCTTGAAACACATCGGTAACGCTCATAGTTTCTGGGTCAATAAAAATTAGTGTTGGGATGTCGGTTATCGTTTCATTATTAAACGCTATAATTCGGTTATTTTCGTTATCGAAAACTAACGGGACGGTGTCGTATATCTTTTTTGGTAACGTAACGTAATCAATAAGCGTTAAATCTTTATCGAATTGGGCAACGCTTAAAGCACCGTCTTTATTTAAATAAAAGTAAATCCTACCTTTATCGTCAAATACGGGCGTATTCCTATAAAACCCGGTTATTTGGGAATACCCCGCGGGGAGTGGGTGGGTAGTTAGTTGAAAAGTTTCTAAACTAAATTCAACTATCCCTAATTTATCAGGCATTATCACTTTTTTGTCGTCCGGGCTTACGTTAATATGCAAATCTGAAGAATTAACAATGAATTCGGGATAATAAATAATTTCTCCCGTTTGGGCATCTATAACTATAATCCCGGTTTTTATGGGTGTAGTGCCGTAATCTTGCAATGGAACAATTAAATAACGTCCTTTTGAATCCATAACTAACTTTGGGTCTGGGATATCCAATTCTACGGTACTACCACCGTTATAACTAACGCTCCAAAGTTCGTTAAGGTTCTCATCATATTTTTTGATAACCGGGTCTGAAATATTTGAAACACCATAATAATACCCGTCTTGGCTTATAACATAAGCCGGAATCGGCACGGGAGTATACTCTCCCGTCCACTTAGCGAATTCATGAAAAGCCGTATTAAATGGGTTTAAATGAGTTAAATAATGGTTTCTACCTGTGGAAACCCCAATTGTACTTATTATACTGTCTTCTTTTGGATTTGCGTTTAAGTAACCTCTTATAATCAATTCAGCCAAAATTTTATTAACCATCCTACTCACCTCATTGAACAAAATAAATATTATTCCATCCATTTTTTAATGAAGATGCGTTAATGCTCACATAATAAATTATATCTCCATCTGCAGTTGTCCCTTCATTAGTTAGGTCATAAACATCTCCATTGACCACTACCTTAAAAGCAGGAGGTGAACCTTCTCCATACCATCTTATTCTCAGTTCTCCATCCTTTATTGTGAATTCGGAAGGTACGTAAAAGTGCATTACGCTTAAAATTGTGTAAGTGTTATTGTCATTTGCAGTAATTGTTTTTGCTGTTGATCCACCATAATATAATATATCCAAATCAAGATGCTCATATGCAGTTAAATAAGTAGGACTTTCATTATAAAAAGTTGATTTTGATAAAGTGGCATTTGCAATATCCCTTTGCCTTTCAAGATACTTTGTTAAGCTTAATAATTGTTTATATGGTGATGCTTCAATTGTTATATCATCTTTTGAGCATGAAATTGATGAGATTATATATTCAACTGCATCAACTTTAACAACATTATTTGGGTTTAAGAGGTAGTATTCAAATTTTGCTGGGAGTTTTAGAGTTAAAACATAATTAACATTCTTATATACATCAAGATAGGCTTTTGCAAGAAGTAAAGCAGTATCTTTATCCCTAATTTGAGGAATGCTTATTTTCTTTGCTTTAACTCCTTGTTGGGATATTAAGCCGGTATCCTCTGCAATGGCTATTGGTACATTTCCAAACCCATCATTACTCCCAACAACAATTATTTTATTATATGTTTCATCGCCAGTCTTTGAAAGCTCCTTTTCTTTCACATCTGCTATTTCAGCGTATCCAGAAATATTTCCAATGTGTACTCCTTTGTTTACATCAACCCATACATTTTTATTTGTAATATCAGCTATTAACTGCAAGGCTTTCCATCTGTTTTCATAATCAAATTTCACACTTATATAATCCGTTGGGCATTCTACTAATGTAAACCCTGTTCCATCCAGAATTGCCTTTGCAACATTATCTGCTCTCTCCTTTGTAAATTCAAAAACCCCAGTTATTGTCCCATTTACATCTGTAATGAACAAATCATTTTGTAAGTAGTACTCCACACCTTTGCAAGTTATCTTTGTTTTTTTGTCTGGAAGATTTGTAATTATACTTACACAAACTCCTTTAAAAATCGTTTTTGTAATATTATTTACAATATCAGTTATCTGTAATTCTACTTCTTTTAAAATGTTGTCCTCTGTTACTGTATCATAAGTTGTAACTGTTAAATCTGTCTCCCCGCTTGAGCTTTTACGTAATGAAAAATCAATTATACCAATTTGGACATTATTTATTGTAAATGTAAAAACAGGTTTATTTATTAACAAAGAAGGCTTTTTTAAAAATCCGGAAAAGCTTTCATTTAAAGTTAAGCCTTCTGCAAAAGAAGAAAGAGTAGAAGTTGAAAGAGTTTCATTTAATGCAATATTTTCATTAATTGTCGTTGTTTCTGTTACCATGATAACCTCCTCGCCAACCTCTTTTCAATTTCATCAGCTAACTTATCAATGTCCTTATCCTCCCTAATTGCAACACCTTCAAGCCTTATTGTTATGTTACTTGCGTAAGGTCTTGCAGCAGCTGTTGTAACTGGTGTTGGACCAACTGGGTTTAAGGTTGGAGCTGGGAGAGTTGGCTTAATTTTCTCTGCTAACTTCAAGCCCTCACCATAACCCTCTACAATACTCTCTCCAATCTCTTCAAAAACCTTGGATGGGCTTCCAATTTTTAGCTTTTCTTTAATCCAGTTTATTGCATTCTCGACTGGGCTTATTAATGCATTTTTAAGTGTCCCCCACAAATTGCTTAAACCTTGCTTTATACCATTCACAATTGATGATCCAATAGCTACAGCATGTTGCCATATAGTTGAAGCAAAATTAGTTATAAGATCTTTTATGCCAGTAAAAGTAAATTTAAAAGCTTCAGCAACATATTTTAATGCAGAAATTACCTTATCTCTAAATCCCCCAATATTGAATATCAGTCCAACAATTGCAGCACCTAATGCCGCTATCGCAAGAACTGGAAGGCTTATCGCTCCAGCAACTGCAGTAAAAACGGGGATTAACCCACTTAAAGCTCCTGTTACTGTACTAATTGCAGATGAAAGCCCTAAGAACCCAGCAACACCGCTAATTATTTTAACTGCAGCTGCAGCAATCATCAAAGTTGAACCTAAAGCAACTATAACACCGATTAATTTTTGTATTGGTTCTGGGAGAGAGTTTATTTGTTGAAGAAGAGATATGAGAGGTTGTAATAATGAATTTAAAGCAGGTACAACAACAGAACCAACAGTTATTGCAAGACTTTCAAGGTTATTCTTTAATATTTTCATCTGCTCTCCAAATGCTTCTTCTTGCTTTTGCCTTACCTTCTCAGTAATACCAGCCGATTTCTCTAATTCGTTTGTAAATTGTTGTAAAGCTGGTGCTCCTTCTTGCATTAAAACAGCAATTGCAGATCCAGCCCTTACTCCAAATAGTTGCATTATATCACTTGTTGTTGCCCCAGCATCGCTTAATTTTTGTAATATTTCAGATAAAGAATGCAATTCTGGGTTTACATCTTCAAGTGAAAGCCCTAACCTGTTCAAAGTCTCTTTTGCCTGGTCTGTTGGGTCAATTAACTGGGCAATAGCCTGTCTTAAATAAACACCTGCTTGACTTCCCTTTATACCTCTATCTGCAAGAATGCCTATTGCAGCTGAAACCTCGCTTAACTCCCATCCAACTTGATGGGCAAATGGAGCGACATATTTTAAGGCTTCCCCAAGCTGCTGCATGTTAGTGTTGGAGTTTGTTACTGTTGCAACTAAAATATCATTTATCTTTGCCATATCCTTTGCTTCAAACCCAAAGGCTTTCATGGTATTAACTGCAATATCTGTTGCTTCAGCCATATCCATATGAGCCGCAACTGCAAGTTTAGCAACATCGGTAACGCTTTCTAAAATTTCTTTTGCAGACAATCCAGCACTTGCAAGGTAGTAATAAGCCCTTGCAACTTCTTCTTGGCTTACAGCCATTGAGTTTGCAATCTCTAAAGCCTTTTTTGCAAGTGTATCTTCCATTTCTCTGCTAACATCTCCCATTATTGCAACAGACTGTTTTAATGCAGATTGAAAATCTGTAAAAGCTGAAATTGACTTTTTAAGTGTCAATGCTCCTAATGCCGCACCTGCAAGGAGAGCAGTTGTTTTTAAGTTTGCAAGGCTTTTGCCTATGCTTTCAATTATTGAACTTGCTTTATCCTCAGCAGCAATAACAACTTTTAAGGTCTCATTTACCATCTTTTTCCCCTTCTACTTCATGAATAACCTCAATTAACTTCATTATTTCCAACATATCAGAATAAGACCAGTTTAAAACCTCAATTGGGGAAATGTTGAAATATTTGGCAATAAGTATTGCATTGAGCTTTAATGAAACGTTAAAAGCTTCTTTCTTGTTTGGTAAAAAATGCAAAGGCTTATTTTTAAGAAGTCTTTTCGCAATTAAAGTTAATTTTTTTCGGTCTCACCTTGCAAGAGCTTGTTTAAGTATTCACTCGCTGCATTATTCAGTTTATTAAGCTCACTCCATCTAAGCTTTTTAATTTCATCCTTATCAACTTTAAAAATCAAGTGTATTAAATCAACAATCATTTCTGCTTTAGAAATATCCTTCCTCATTTCCCCTCTATCATCAAAGTACTTTTCAGTAAAAACAAGCAATTCATATCCTGAAACCCCAACTGCAACATATTTTTTCCCATTCACTTCAATCTCCATTTAAACCACCTTTCTAATTTTTAACAACTTCTTTATAAAAAAATTAATAAAAATGAAACAAAATCAAGTTCTTGGGTAAGCAGCAATTGTATTTGTTAAGTTAGCATAAGCAGAACTCTGTTCTGTTGCATCATAAAGTCCTACAATTTCAACATCTTCAACAATAAGCTGTTTATCAACTTCAGTTGCCTTTTCCCTTGAAACAATAATTGCGTTAGGCAAAACTATCTCCAAAACATGCCCATCCGCATTTTGGAAGGTTACTGTTAATGATTTATTTGTACCAGCCATGAAGTCTTGGATAAATATAACGTCATCAGCGAGTACATCTAACTTTGCAGATGCTTTAAAGTTGCCCTCTGGGATTATGCTTCTTCCAGCATCAGAGTTTAGATAAAAGCCATCCTCTGCAAGATCTCTTTCAAGTGTAAGTGTTATAGCTCCAATTCCATATTCAACTCCTCCCCACTTGATCGAGGAGGAAGTTATTTTCATGGTTTTTGAATAAGTGTAAGTACCTTCAGTTTCACCTGTAACATGCTCCCCATTTGCCGCAACAACTTCAACTGTAACCTCGAACTCCCCACTTGCATTAGCAGAAATTTCAATGCTCTTAACCTTACACCCAGAATACTTTTCCTGGATTGACCCAACTTGCTTGATAATCTCAAAAGTAGGTATATCCTTATCTTTTACTGTAAACTTATGTGTGTATGTTCCATCAAGGTTGTCTGTTGTCTGCACTTCCCCAAAGAAAGCATATAAGAGTTCATCAAGCCCATCCTCTGGCTTTAATGGTAGTGTTATATCCCCACCAGCTGCAACTTTTGCATCTTTTACTTCATGTGGGTGAACTGAATGTATGTAATACTCTTCCGAAAGGTCTTTTTCAATTGTTAAGCCATCTCCCTTTGCAAGAAGTCCTATGTATGCACCGCCATTTGAGATATTACCAATTTTAATCCATTGATTTGCCAAAATCAACCCTCCTTATACATTTCTAAACTAAAATCTCTTCTTAAAATACCAACTTCCTCAAAATGATCTCTATCAGTGATTGAAGTGAGCTTAAGGTAATCATAACCTCCAATACCATTTTTATTTGCTTTAATTAAATCAATAAACTGGCTTGTTATTTCTTCTTTAACTGCAGCTGCTGCATAATCGTCTGCTCTTACTTTTGTATAAAGTGAAACATCAATTTCAATTAGCTCATTATAAATGTTCCAGCCAATATCAATTGGGTCTGTAAGGTTTCTTACGCCTCTAACAACTAAAGCAGGTGTTTTAAACCTGACCTTACCAGCAACAACATCTTCTTCTTTATATACATTAACTTGTTTTGTGTTCCCTAATGCATCAGTATACGTTATTTGAGAGAGTAATGTTACGAGGTCATCCTTAATGCTCATACTTCTACACTCCTAAAGCTCTTTAAAGCCATCATGCTCCTTATTTTCAATTTGTATAAATCGTAAAACTTTGTTTCTTGCTTTTTAACAATAAGCTCATTTGCCCCTAAATCAGTTATCGCAACTGTGTCCGGGTTTTGTAGCCTTAAAGTTAGGATGTGAGCAGTAAGCAAATTAACAGCATCATCAATATCTTCTTTTGTGGTTAGGTCTGGGATAAAAGCATAAGTTATAAACACTCTCTCAGCAGCAGATGGAGCTTCAGCAAGTTTAATTAACCCGTATTTCGCATTTATCTGGTCAATCGTTAGCTCTCTCCACATATTAAAGCTTTCGTAAGGACTTAAGGCTTCAACCTTAACATCATTAGCAGTAACCTGTCCATCTCCATCCGTATCCGCAATTGGATAATAATTAGTTTGATAAACTAACCTATCGCTTCCAATTTGCCTTGCTTGTTCTCTTACAACTTTTGTTTGAATAGTATTAAGCACAATTCTGTTTGCCATCTCCATAATTGCAACAATATCCTCATTACTCACATCATTCTCAGTAAGTCCTGTTAAAGCCCTTACATTCATGATGTTACCATAAAGCATTACTGTCCCTCCTTAAAAATAAATTAAATTAAGAAAAAAGAAAGATCATCAGACCTCCAGGTTTACAATCTGTCCAATGCCAATTGCTTCGGCTATGCCGTCCCCGTCGAGGTCTGCTTTTACAACATCACATCCCCAGTAAGCATTAAATACTTCTTTGTAGAGGTCATATTCTGGCTCTCTCTTTTCTTCAAACTTTGCTGCCATTCCTCTGGCTTCAACAAAGGCAACTGAACTATCAAGCACAACTCCAACCACTTGATTGAGTGTTGCATCAGCAGATGCAAAAGGAGCAACTATAACCTTAAGCCCGTAGACGCTCTTAAGCTCTCCATTGTCATCTACTTCAATAACGTATCTCTTTGTACCGTCCTCATAGTCGGCAAGAAGCTGGGCTTTTATCTCCTTTGGTATAATCAAGTAGTCTGGGCTAAGCCCTTTTTCGTATCTCATAGTATCAACTACTCTCTTAAGTTTGGCATAAAAGTCTGAAAAGTCCCCCGCTGTGGCAAGGACTTCTTTTACTGCTGGAGTGTAGTTTGTACCAGTTACAGCACCCAGATCAAGCTTTTGTGTTATTATTTCATCCATTTTATCAGCCCAGCCCTTTGCAATTGCTGAAACAATCTGTGCTTGAAGATCAACAGATGCTTCATAAAGGCTCTGGGCTGTAACTGGGACAGTTACGCTATATCTGTTTATTGTAACAGTTGATGCAAAAGGCTTATATGCAGCAGCTTCATTAGCAGCACCTTCTGCAACCTGGGCAACAGCTATCTTTGGAAAGATCCTTACCTTAACTGTGTCTCCATCGCCCTTACCTAAATCTTCTTGACTTGCAGCAATTACACCTGCAAGTTTTCTTCCCTTTGTTGCTTCCTCGATTATTAGCTTGCTAAATACCTCGCTCTTTATAATCGGGCTTATATCTGTTGTTGTAGTGTTTGCAAGCTCTTCAAACTCCTTTTGTAGTTTAACAACATCTACCATTTTCAATCAACCTCCTTCCTCATAAACTCCTTAACCTTTTTCCTCAAAATTTCCTCATATTCCAATTTTTCGTCTTCTTTTGGCGAAAAAACCAAACTTTTACGCCCAGACCTTAATTTAACACCTTTCGCAAACTCATGTATGATTTTTAGCTCTTCAAGGCTCTTGCCGCTTGGATCAAATTCTGGGTTTAGCTTTTGTAATTCTGCAATAATTTCTGCTTTCTCTTTCTCAATGTAAGAATTAAGCAGCTTTTCTTTTTCTTCAAGCTCTTTTGAAAGAGCTTCAACTTTTGCTTCTAACTCTTCAATCTTTGCTTCTTTTTCTTTAATTATTGCTTCAAGCTCCTCTCTGCAGAGAGCATAAGCATCAAATTCTTCTTTTTGCTTTTCCTGTTCTTCAATAGGCTTTTCTTCTTGCAACTGCTCTTCTTTAACCTCTTCTTTTTCTTCAATAACCTCATCTTCCATAAATAACCCCTCCTCCCCCTCAAAAAACTTAAAATCAAGTATTTCTCCAGTTTCTTCATCGAATTTTACTTCCGGGGGCTGCTTATCAAATTCTTTGTAATGAGCTGCAAGATGAGTATACACTTTCTTTTTATCAACACCTGGGATATTAACGCCTCCCCTTGCTCCCATTAATGCTGCCATTGCGGCTCTAACTCCGTTCCAAACAACTGCATGACTTTTTGGATCATGATGTGGCAGTTTTAACTGTCCAAAATTCTCCGGTGGCATCTTTTCAGCCCATGCAAAATGACCAGCAATACTTCTTTTTTCTTTATCTGAAAGCTCATCCCAGCTTTTATCCGTAAAATCGCTTAATCTGGGCTTACTCCAAGAGCTTTCAGCATCTTTACCATATCTCCATGGATGGTTAGGTACTACACCCATATCAACCTCCCCCTTTAAACCAATACCGCAGCCTTTTTCTGGATTACATGCTCCTCTATCGACTAAAGAAGCCTTGTCAATCTCCAAATTCTTTGCAATTCTGTTTCCATTTTCGTCTGTGTCAATATCAGCCCAAACTTCAACAGAAACTTCAGGAACAAGCCCAGCCATCAGCCTATTCTTTACATAACCTAATGCTGCACTTCCTTTTGCAGTTTCAAGATTAATAACAGGTATTGCTTTAATTTGCCCTTCCACAATTAAGGGCTTTTCCCACCAGCCAACTTCATCTTCAACGTTACGTGAATGATTAAGAGTTAGCGGGAAAACATCTGGTACTTTTGCTTTTTCAATTTCGGTCCTCAAAAATAAAATACCGTTATGCTGTCCTTCAACAAGCAGAGTTGAAAGAGGTAACTTAACAATATTGCCTTGCTGTTGTATTTCTCCTTCATTAATCCCCATTTTCAAAGTTAATTTCTCTTTCGTCATTTTCAACCTCCTATGATTAGTCTAAAAATATACCCAAAAAGCCCACCTGCTGCAAGAATGCTTAAAATTGTAAGAATTGTTGTTTTGTTTATTCTTACCTCCTGGTTAATATCAAGGTGATATTTTTCGTGAGTTTTAGCCCATAACTCCAACTTAAGAACTCTTTCATTTAACTTATCTAATGCCCTTAGGTCATCCCTTATTTCTTGCAACAGCTTTTCTTGATTGTTAAGCCTTTCAAAAATCTTACCAAAGTTTTTTTCATATTCTCCATTCACTTTAACCACCACTTGACGCCTAACCTCTTTACATACCCCACCACCTTTTTAACAGCAGGTCTCAAGTATGGTTTAGCAGTCATTTTTCTTGTTCCAAACTCGACGTAAGGAGCATAATGAACATTAGTACCAACATAATGCACATTCTCTCTTTCTTTACCAGCATGGATTGAAGCCCTTAAACGCCCAGTCCGGACTGGGCAAAGTTTTTTAGCTTCAGCTTCAACCATTAACGCAATTATTTCAAGCTTTTTATCCATATCAAGTAATCTCTTCAATTTTTCAGCAACACCATCTGCATTCTCGAGGAAAATACCAGTACCAGTCATGCCCCATAATGCCTCCAAACCTCAATTGCTTGTTTTATTCCTTTCTTAAATTGAGTTCTCAAAAAAGCAGCATACTTTGCCTCAATGCTTTTAACATTAATTTCTTCTTTTCTGCTTAATTTGATCGGCTGTGATTTGATTTGCAGCTTGCTTTTATCAAAAACCGGTATAGCCGTACACCTACAGTTAGGATGCAAAGGTGGCATCAAATCCCCACTCGAAAAAGGCTTATCAAGTTCAACAATTTCCCCATTCATGCCTTCACATTCAGCACACACCCTATCATCATAAGCTGTAAGCCATTGTTTGTATTTTACTACTCCTGACTTTGTCCATGCTTCATATCTCCCATAGTTTGCTGCTCTCATTGTCTCTGTTCTTGCTATAGTGTTTAGTCTCCATTTCTTTTTTGTAAAGCCAGCCTCTCTTAAGTCCTTTGCAATTTGTCTCATGCTCTTACCGTCTATTATACCAGCCCTTATTACTCTCTTAATCTCTTTTTTAACATCCTCTCCAACACCTTTGATTAAATCAAACTGGTAACCTTCAAGGAATTCAATGCTGTTTGGGTCTGGTGGTATATCAAAACTCCAGCCAACTTTTTTTAAGTCTGCGTTACCTTTGGATAAGCCCTTTTCGTAAGCAGCCCTAACATATTGCTTACTACCTTCATAAGTCTCATTAACCAGATCATCATATAATTTCTCAATCAATCTGAAAATGAATTCAAGTTCTGTTGGGCTAACCTTCGGCATACCTACCTCTCCTTATTGGTGTCCCAAACCTTGCAGAAAGTTCTTCCTCTTTAACTGGAGGTAAGTTTAACATTTCTCTTGCTTCATTAACGCTTATAACTCCGTTCATAAGAAGAAGGTCTATTGCCTTCGCTTTTGTAGCTAAAACCTCTGCTTCGCTCTTTTCATCAGCGTAAATCTCGTTCCATACGATATCATAATCTCCGCTAATTCCTCTCGCTTCAAGCTCCCAGTCCAATAATCTCGTAATTATCGGTGTAAATCTTACTTGAATGTCTTTTAGATCACTATAATAATCTCTTAAATTAGTTTCAGCTGTGCTTAATGTTCCGTGCCCTGATCCAAGTAAAACGGTATAAGGAACTCCTACTCCCCCAGCTATCTGATAGATTAAATGCTCTGAATAAGGCTTAATATCTAAAGCCTTTCCTCCCTCTTTAATATCCACTTCTACCATTTCGGGAGTAACGAAACGACCTACATCTTCCATTTTAACAAGCGCCCTCGCCCATTCGTCTAATTCTGTTTGTGTCACGTCTCCCTTCAAAATAGCAGTAACGATTTGGCTTATCACCTTTTTTGGTATTCTCCCGCTTGCTTTATCTAACGCAATTTTACTTTCAATAACATGCAGCATCGGTTCTATAACACCTATTGGTCTCTTTCCATCGCCTAGCGTATCGTATTTAAACTCAATTATTCTATCCTTATGAATTTGGATTGGCTTAACAGCTGGGTTATTAACTGTTTGCTCATAATAAAGTATTTCATCGTAATTATCTTTTGTTGGATCAGTTTGGTAAACTGGATAAATTGTTTTTGGATCTATTAATTCAATCCCTATAATTGGCGTTTTAGGAGGCTCTTCATCAGCTCTTCTATCATCGTTTTCAAAGATTATCTCTAAGTAACCAACGCCATAGATCATTGCGTTTTTAAGCAGGTCAATTAATTTATTTTTCAAGTCTGTTTTATCCTCGAGCTCATAAAAGGCTTCTTCTATTGCTTCGTTTTCTGTTATAATTGTGATCCATCTTTCAAAAGTATCATGGCTTCTTTTCAAAATACCTTTTCTTGTTAGAGGCTCATTTAAGTAAGCATTTTCAAACAATTTCATGAG